CATGAACAACGATAGGCAGAATCTCCATTTCTTCGCTTGTAAGTTCGTGTGTGAACTCTTCAAAATTTGTTACGCTCATAATTTAAGTTTTAATTGTTGATTCAAAAGTAATTATTCTTTTTAATATAGCTCTAATTGTTTAATCTTTTTTTTATAGATGTTAATTATTTCTTTTAGCTCGTCCTTTGTGAACTTCCGTGTTTGCTTACTTTCAGCTTCTAAATTGTTAAATCTTTCAATACCTATCTTTGAAATAAGTCGCGTTCTATACTCAAGAAGATTGCCAGACAAAAACTGATTACACGTAATGCAAGAACTATGAACGTTATCTTCATTAAATCGAACGTTGTAATGGTTGTTAGCATTCCAAAAATGCGAAGCGTTTACACGTCCTGTAATTGGTTTAGCGCAGCTTATACAAGGTAAACCCTTATCTCGTAGGTTTATCCACTTGTTAAAGACTTGCTGGGTTAATTTTAGGTGGTCGCTTAATGTCATTAAATCTTGCTTCGCTTTTGCTTTCGTCTTTTTCCAGGTCTTCGCCTTTTCAGATTCTACCCAAACACGGACGCACTCATCTTTTAAACAGTATTTCATATTGAAACGGATAGCTTCAAATTTTTCGGAACAATTTTTACAACGTGGCATCTTTCATTTTTAATTGTAATTCTAAATCTTTATTGTTAAACTTTTCTTCCTGAAGCAGCTTTTCAAGTCTAAAATTCTGCTGTAATGCTGTTCTAAGTTCCTTTTCCATTGCATCATAACTAATCTTTACTTCTTGAAGGTCTGCTAAACTACGTTCCATTGAGTTAATTAAATCAGTTCGATGTTCGTGTTTTTCTTTTATATCCTCAAGGCTTAGTTTAATTTTTAAATAAGTAGTGTCTAAGTTTACTTTGCCAGTTATAATTGTCAGTTCATCCATTTATTCGTGTTTTTGCTTGTTATAATAATCAAAAAGGAACATCGCCTTTACTTTGTTTCATCTTTTCACTAAACGAAAGTAATTCTTTTCCGTTAACTACATCGGGTTGGGTTAATGGTAGTTGTTTAGCTGGAAACTGATTACTAATTACATTACGTTGTTCACTTGCATAATATTTCGTGTAATTGTTGTTTTCTGCATCCTGAAAGTAGTAAGTCAATCGGTCTTTGTCAAAGTACATTTTAATGCTTCCGACTTCGCCTATTGAACGTGGTTTAATTTTGTTAAAGTAAATTGTAACTTCATTGCTTAAAATATCCTCACGATGAACGGTTATCATTGATTTACCCGAGTTAAACCATTCACTCCCACCTTTTAAATCGTAAGGACTTGGAGCAGGTCTTTTCCCGTTTTCCTTTTCAGTTAGTTTAGGGTGAATAATTGTGTGTAAATGTAATTCGTTTTGTTCGGCAATATGATTTCTTAATGGTAAAATATACTCCAAATATTGTGCGTATCCTCCGTGTTTTTCGTAATCGTGGCTCATATCCTTCCAACTATCAATCGAAGCTGTGTGTAATCCTTCGTCCGTGTTTTTTAATTTAACAGCCCATTCCCAAAAATCCTGCGGACTTAATTTTCCTTTTGTTTCTTTACGAGTAACGATGTTAAAGTGTCTAAATACCCATTCCATGGCGTGCGTTATTTCAATATCCGTAATTACGTTTTCTGCATTTGGGTTAAAACTTTTACCCGTTTTTTTATGTATTAAATCGGCTACTATTTCAACGTTGTTACCTACATCGGGAAAATAAACTAAATGTTTCCAACCGTAAAACTTTGAAGTGTTTACCAAAAGCTCCATTAAAACTTGAGTTTTACCACTCATTGGGTAACCAGTCCAATCGGTGCAATTACCTAATGTCATTGAGTAATGTTTATGCAATTGTTCCCACCCTAAAAACATTCCTTTTTTATGGTAGTTATCACGATGCTTGTAAATCTTATCTACAATATCGCCTTGTTCTGTTATCTTAAATCCGTTCATTGCCATGGTGCTTTAAATTTTTCTTCTTGTTGTTTAGGGTTAAACTTTTCATCGTTCTTTTTCCAAAGTGCTAATCTACGTGAAATGCTCCAAGTAGTTTCAAGTTCAAATTTAAGTTTTGGATTTTTACTTTGAGTTTGTTCAGTCCAATATGCGTAAAATTCATTAACCATATCTTTACCATAAGTTGTTAAATAATCTTTTAATAATTCAGCAAATGCTAATTTGCGTTCTTCTATTGTTTCTTGTTTATTTGTTTCTTGTTTATCTATACTAACAATGCTTTGACCTTGCTTTGTACCATGCTTTTGCAGTGCTTTGTCTAATGCTTTGGTATCTGCTTTGGTAAAATTTACAATAGCAATTATATTACTTGAATACTGGTTTGTAGATTTTTCTAATAATTTAATAAAGCCAAAATCAATAAGTTCATTTAACCCTTGTGAGTATGTTCTCCAGTTTTTTACACCAATGGCTTCCATAACCATTTGAGAAGGTAAACCAAATTTTTCCTTCCAACCTAATCTATTGCAATGCTCAATAGCAAAAAAATAAATAGCTGAATGAATTGGTTTAACCCGTTCAGGATTCTCAAAAGCAAAATCCCAAAATCCTCTACTTAGTTCATAGCTGTTCATTCTTGAATATATTGTATTTTATCAATCCTCACAAAGATTTTCCTTTCAACTGTAACAAACCTTGCATTGCCTTCCTGAAATGTTTTATGAAATTCTTTTAATTCAACATAATTTTCTTTGTTTATTTCTGCAATACATACAGCCTCACATACATCTTCATAATCTTCAATCACTGAAACAATTAATTCTCCAAAATAAATAGTTGCCATAACTTAAAATTTAAATAAATAAAAAAGCCTTCTAAAATCCTGCGCATCTCACTTCGCATTCATTTAAAAGGCTAATAACTTCTTTAGGTTCTATAATGTGAGATGGAACCGTTTACAAATATAATAATTATTTTCTAATCAAACTCAAAATTCTTATAAAAATTATTCGATACGTTAACACGAACCTTCCACCGCTTTATTTTACGATAGTCAATCTTTTGCTTAGGGTTGTACAATATAAGAACTCTCATAATTTTTTTATTTCGTGTTTTACTTCGTTCCACCATTCATAATCTAAATGGTTTAATAATTCTTTATTACTTAAAATTTCATCTACTGCAATCAATGCACAATATTTAGCAGCGTCATTACTGATACCGCATTCATCACAAAATAAATCAACATTGTATATTTCATCAATACAAAGGTAGTTATTAACTAAATTTATTGCTTTCTCTTTAGGTGTCATAGCTTTTCTAATTCGGTTACTGCTTCTTTTAAAAACTTAATTCGTGTTAATGTAAGCGTTTCTTGAATACGCTGGTGACAAGTAAAGATAGCGCAGTTACGTGCTACTCTATAATCTTTTATTCCAAGTCCAATGTAGAACTTGTCTACTAATTCTATTGCAAATTCTTTTGGTGTCATACTTTAGATTTAATTATTATTACGTCTTTATTTACTACAAAGTTTCGTGTTTTTTTATACTCTTGCATAAATTGAAGGTAGCGTTTATTTTCGTTTCCGTCTTTAATCATGTCCTCGAAATATTCTTTACCTTCCATTAACTCATGCTTTAAACGCTCAATCATTATTTCTAAACAATCAAAGTTCGTATATTCAAAGCTTACTGTTACTCTTTTCGATTTCATTTTTAATTCTTTTATGTTTTCCTGATTTTAATATATCACAATAATTTATTCCGTGTTTTTGTGCGTACCTCAAAACATAATCTTCGCAATACTCCAACACGGATGAAGTATAAAGATATTTATTATTAATGCTTACAATGTAATTAACGTAAGTACTCCCCTTATAAGTCTGAGTTATTTTTCTAATCCACCTGTACTTCATCGCTGAATAAATAAAATTACAATAATAGAACCAACTAAATAACCAAAGGCACTTGAGAAAGCCATTTTTATGCGTTCTAACCACGTTTTAGACTCTACTACATAGCCAATGAATGGCAAACCTAAAAACGGGCTTATAAAAGCAAAAAACATCATTCCGTATATTTCACCTTCAGCTACAAACCGAATGTAAAAAGTCGAACATATCTCAATAATTAAAGCAGATAACCCAATAATAAAGTATTTCATATTCTTGACCATGTTTTATTATCCTCATTCCACCTAACACTATATGCCTTGGCTTCACAAACTTTCATATAAAGTTGCATATTTAAACGTCCCGTGTTTTTTTTCTTTTGATCGTGCCAGTAATTAATAATTTCAATTAAAGTTGGATTTGCTTTTTTATTCGTTCTCATGGCATTAAAATAAAAAGTGATACCAACATACCAAACGTACCGAGAAATAGCGTTAAACCGAACGTAACGACCTTTAAAAACTCTTTGTGTTCTTCATTCGCTGGTGTAACTTGGTCTAACAAGTCTAAAAAGTAATTTTTCATAATGTTGTATTTAATTGTTTCAGCAAATATACGTTATTCTTTTTAATATAGTTACAATTATTTTAAAATATTTTCTATAAACTAAAAAACCCCTACCGAAGTAAGGGTTTCCTAAACAATTAAAATTATGAAATTATGCGCTACAAAGATATTACTTTATTCTACGTAACAAAACTTTTCCTAATATTTTTCCTACTAACTTGAAAAAACCGCTTTGTGCGTCAACTTTCACCTCAACGTTGTCAGCGGTCTTTTCAACCTTTACATCTAAATTTTTTGAGTCGTAGTTAACTTTTACTTCTCCGTCTTTTCGTTCAACATTAACATCTATGTTTTCAGTGTCAATATTTACGTTTAAATTTTTCTTTGCCATTTTATGCTTCGTTTGTTGTTATTACTCCTTTTGCTTCTAATTGCACCTTGCGAACATTTGCAGGCTGTGCCACTTTCCATGCTGTTCTTCGTGCCTGGTTTAATCTACTTTTAGCGATCCGTGAAACGCTTACCGAGTTATTTTGATTACCGCCCAAAACGTGATAGTGTGTATCGTCTTCACCTACGTAAATTCCTACGTGTCCGCCACCATTTCTTTTAAATGTAAGCACATCGCCTAACATTGGTTCAGAAACACGATTACCAAACTTATTCCAGTTTAAAGCCCATAACGGTCTCTCAACTACTTCTAAGCCTGCTGACTTTGCGCAGTAAGCTATAAACAAACCGCACCATGGAATTTCATCGTTTGTGTAAACTTTTGAAAGTCCTAAGTCTTTAGCCCACCCTAATATTATAGGGTTATGTGTTTTACCTACGATTTCTTTAACTCCAAGTTGTTTAACGGCTTGAACTAATATTCTCGGTGACTTTTCGTCTTTTAGCCAGTCGTAACTCATTCAGTTTCGTTTATTTCGTTTAATTCGTCTTTTGGTATTACGGCATAAGTTTCAGTTCCTTCAATTTGTTTAGTTAAAGACGAGCTTTTACCTTTTCCGTAACAGTCGTAAAGACGGTGTTTAAGGTCTTGAACATCACTGTGCGTGTACCATAACCATAACGCAAGAACTCCCGTAGCTCCTTGCTTTTTAATAATATCTAATATTTGTGTAATTGGTAGCATCTAATTAATTTTCAAAAGGTGGTGGGGTTGGTTTTGGCTCATAAGGAATCAAATCAAGGTCTTTAACCCAAAGATAATCAGGATTTACACATTGCTCCATTTCTTCTACTGATATAACCCAGTTATCATTTAGGTCTTCCAGTGGGTTAAAAAAACTGTCTGGAGCGTACCACTGTCCAACAAGTTGGTCTTTCTGTTCAACGGTTAATAAACCTACATATATTGTACTCATACTCTTTGATATTTTAAAATTCCTTTTTTCATTGCTCTTATAAATGTAGTAACATTCATATCAGCATAAATAGATGCTTCTTTAACGCTACCATAATAAACGCCTGTTTGCATATCTAAAACAGGTACACTGTGCCAATGGTTAAAACCTACATAGTCTTTCATTTTTTCAGCTCTTTTAATGTAGCCTTCTTTAGGTCTTTTGACTCCTAATTTAGCTAATCTCATTTTTTCTTTTGATTCAGGAGTATGCTGTTTACCTTTAAAATGATTGCTTTCAGTCATCCTTTTTCTCCTTGCTTCAAGTTGTTCTTCTGTTGCCTTAACTCCCCAACATCCATCTCCGCCATTAGTTATGTTAACTAATAAACCATCATTTGATTTTTTACCATATAATACAATAAGTTCTTTTTCTTTTTCTTTTGCCTCTTCAACGGATAAATCATCAAAAATAATATCAACTCTATATTCTGTATGCTTTGTAATAGAATGCCAATGTTTATTTCTTGTTTGTTTAGTGTAACACCTTGCCTTATCAGAACCTATACCAATATAAAACGGTTCATTTTTATCTAATCTTATATGTCTATAAACGTATGCCATATACAAATTTACAAAATTATAGGATTGAAATAAGAATCGGGTGCATACCATTGACCTATCAATTCGTCTTTTTGTACCTCTGTCAATAGTCCGACATAGGTTAACTTTTGTTCTGTTGTTAGTTGTGTTAGTTTCATTATACGTTTCTATTTAATGCCACTTGGAAATTTTGTACTGCGGTGTAAAAGTTAGCCGCTTCGGTGTCTGTTAAGCCGTCACCGATTGATGCAAAAGCATAGTTTCTTAGTGAGTATGAACTAATAGCACCACTTGCGTTTATAGCAGATAGAACTAATGCAGTAGTGCTTAATTGTGAACTTGTTTGAGCTGCATCAATTACTTTAATTCCATTTTTGTAACCTGTTGTATTGGTTGCTGAATTTCTATTAGCTATAAATAAACCTCTTGAATCTGTATTAGCAGTATTTGGATAACTTGGCGTTCCGTATTGAGAATAAAACTTATTATCAGTCCATCTTGAAATCAAACTATTTTCAACAGCACCTGTCCCCGAACCCGAACCCATATCATATCCACCAGAAACATTTGTCCTTGAATATATTGATAAATGTCCGCTTGATATGCTTAATACTGAATTAGGGATTAATCCTGTGTTACCATAACCATTTGCACTACCAGTAACCCCATTGTTATTCCAATTCCAGCCACCATTCCAAGTAATTTGATATTGTGCTGTATTTTTAAGATTGTAACTTGTACTTGTACTTGTACCACCTACAAATGGATACAAAGCCTTCATCTTACTCCAAATAGAATACCCTTTCAAGTCAACTACCAATGTATTAATAGCCGCTTGTTGAGTAGGGTCTGTAATTGCAGCCGCCGTTACAAATGCTTGAGCGTCTGGGTCAACTGGTGGCGTTGTAATTCCTACGATATCAGTTAAACCCGCCCAACTATCAGCGTGAATGTCACCCCAACCAATAGCGTTGTTTGCACCTTGCCCCCAACCTATTGCGTTGTTTGCTGCTCCGTCGCCCCAACCGTTACTATTTGCCATACTTTATTAACTTAAAAATTATTGATTTGTGCCATTATGGATAAACACGAATTTCAATAGGCATCTTACCGATAACGTCATCTACACCAGCACCTGCACTATCTCGTGTTTCAATAAATATATAGTTATTATCAGCTCTATTAATTGCTGAAATATAATCTCCACTTGTACTAATAAACGAACCAAATAAAACAAATGTCTTATTATTTGTAAATTCACCCGTTAACGTAATTCTATAATTACCAGCTGAATTCCTCGACAAAGTAGGTGTTCCGCTTAAAGTATTTTCTAAAATAACAGCAGTAGGAGCGTTCGTGCCTGTTTGGTTTAATATAGCTACATATTTTTTATATGGCGTTAATTGCGCCCCAGTAATATACTTTGAGTCATAAGTTGTACCATTAAAATCAGCTATTGGAATTCTATCCGTAGTTTCAACGTGTGCGTTTTTCGCTGTTAATTGACTTATCTTTACGTTCGCCATTTATCTTTTTTAAATAAATTTCTAATTTTCTAATATTTTCAGCCTTAGGCTTGTACTTTTTTAAATGAACCATCCAAAATAATTGTTTTGTGTGTCTGGGTACATATCCCCGTTAGAATTCAAATTATACTCAGGAAATAAGTCTTGGTTAAAACTCATGTAGTCAATAAACCTTTCCGTGTAATGCTGTGCTATTGAACGCTCTTTTTCAATTAAGAAGTCGATTTCGTCTTTCTCTACGTTTGTAGCATTCTCACTATTATGTTTAAATACGCCTTTGTTAGCGATTGTGTACGCTGCGAAAGGTAAATACTCAACCATAGCCCAATGAATCAACATAGGCTTTATATACGTCGTTACAAGCGACAAATAATTACCGCCCAAAGTTTCAGCTACAATATCCGCTTTTATTTTGTCTAATAACTTAGTGCCTAAATAAGTTTGAATGTGAATATCTTGAGCGACCTTTATCCATTGTATAAAGTTATCCGTGTCTACGTTGCCATTCATAGCAGTAAACTTTACTACATCTTCACGAGTTATTAATAGTGCTTCCGCCATTTTATTTTCTATAATATCCTTGGTTCGGCATATCAATCGGTCGTTGACTTACCAAACTTGGGTTTTTAATAACATAACCTAATTTCGCAGCTTTTGCGCCTGCAATTTGCTTTACTTCTTTACTGTTAATATCTAAAGCCTTACCAGAAAGCGTTGCGTAAACTCTTTTATTCCATCTATGGTGACAATTAGCACCGCCTTTATATAACCAAATTGAATATGTAGGAGCTCCGTCAATTCCTAACCCGGGGTTAACCGCTTGACTACCCATTTTTATAATATCTTCTTTTCTGTAAACTCTTTTTTGTTTAGCAAGTGACATCATTTTTTTACAAAACTCCCTACCGTTTTCCTTTTCTTCACCTGCGTAAATGTATCGTGTAATGAATTTAACACCGTCTATAACCGCATCTTGCGAACTTCTTAAATTAGGTCGTGGATCACCCGTTGAAACTAAATTAACAACCTTTGACAATAAACTTTGTTTAGGCTCTTTGCTTAATAGCTCGTTATCCGTTTCGTCCGTGTCGTAGTCTACTTCGTGTTCGTCTATTAATATCCATTCAGGGTTTTCATCTTCGCCTAACTCCATTAAAGGGTTAACCGCGCTTAGTTCCGTTCCTGTTTCTTCAGCTACTTGCTCCTCGGTTTGTGCGTTCTCTAAGTCCATGAACTCCAAAGGTTGTAAAGTCTTAAAGAATAACTTTAATGAAATACCGTTGTAAGCTAATATCCTATCGAAAGCCTCAAGTAATTCATCTTGCATAGGCTTAATAACCATGTTATCGAATAAAATAGTTGAGTTTTTAAGTTCATCAGCATTCGAACTAAAACCCGTTGACGTTGCAATACCAAACAATAAAGGTGAAGTTACATTGTGACCTAACATAATCTTACGTAAACACTCTTCACTTAAATACGAATAATGTTCAGGTGCATCGTTTAACGGAATATCGTCTACAGTTGTTTTGCTTGTTTCACTTGCATTAAAAGCTACAATCGTTCGCAGTCCTTTAGAACCCGTTAATTGTGCGTTTACTTTGTTTGTAATGATACTTTGTTGTTCTTCGGTAGGAATACCATTATTAAAGTTTATAACCTTTGTACCGCTAAATCCGTGTTGCACTTCATTAATCAAATAGTCTGCAATTTCTTCCTCAAGTTTAGCATAAGGAACCGCACCTTGATAATCAGGGTATGCGTAATACTTCATTCCAACCGTGTAAGGCTTAACGTAAAGTATTTCTATTAACTCATTTGAAAACCCGTAAGCAGGTATTCTCTTTGGTGCGTACTTTTTAACATCCAACCAATTGTCAGAATAATAATAGCCTTCTATTTCTCCGTCTTTATTACACTTTTCAGCACGTAATAAATTAACAGGCATGTGGTAAGCCTTTAAAATTCTTTTACGGTCTTTAGAGTAGTGAACTTGAATAGCGCACTGCCCTAACATCTTTCTGTCCACTACTAATTTACGTACACAATCAGCATGAAACAAAGACATCATTTGAGCGTACTCATTTGGCTTTTTGCTTGCATCTAAGGCACTTAAACCACGTCCATAAATTAATCTACTTATATTGTTTATTATTGCGTTATTCGTCGTAGAATACGTGTATCTGTCAATTAAGTATTGAAAGTAATTATTGTCTTCTCCAAACTCAACCCAATTATCTCTTTTAGATTCTTGAATTAATGGCGTTTGGTAAGAACTTAAATTAATTATATGTATGTTATCACTCATAAACTATAAAAGTATTTGCAGTTGTATTTGAAGTATATTGTCCGTTGTTAACCGAAAAAGTAACTATCGGTTGGTCGGTGCAAAATATCCTATCACGGTAAACGATGTTTGTTCCGTCTTTTAGTACTAAATTGTAAAAATGATTTTCAACTAAGGCAACTTCAACTTCCAATGTCGAATAGTAGTCACCTGCCGTAAACTCCCACTCTTCAACAACCGTTGTTTCGTTAGTTTGGTCGTCCGTTATTTCAACTGTATCGAAGTCTCCATTTCGCGGAATTAAAGCAAATGTTTGTGGATTTGTTGAAGTAGTTAAAACTATCATACTTTATTAACTTAAAATACCTCAAATTGTTTCTTAAATAAAAAAACCCCACCTATAAAGGCAGGGTCTTAAACCTATTATTAACAGACAACCTTAAGAGGTAACGATTAAAGCATCGTCAACTCCATCAGTAAAGATTTCAGATAATTCAGTTTCGTTTGTGCAATCCAAGAAATTAGCAGGTAATTTTTCCATTCCAGTGAATGTCAAATTATACCCATTAAAATCACCCATTGCAGTTCCTGAAGATACAGTTCCCGCAGTTACATCACATCCTTGGTCTAAACCAGCTAAGTAATACTTATGGTCTCTTGTTTCAACAACGATTCTTGGACGTCCGTAAGCCAACAATTTAACGTTCTTATGTGTAGCAATATCTTGTTTTTTTAATTGCACAGTCAATACTTGCTCAAAGAAAGTTGTTCCATTGTCTCTTGACGTTTGAATAGTTTGCTCAAAACCGTTAGCACCTTTTAATTCGTACTTGTAAAGAGATACACGCGCATCTGCAGGCCATGAATCAATTACATCTGAATTTGCTCCACTATCTTTATAAACAACATCGTCTACATTTAAAGCACCGTAGTTAATAAAGTAAATATTTAATAGGCCAGAAATCGCATCCTTGCATGCCTCTAATCTGCCATTGCTTATGTCACAGCTCATGTCTTTTTATTTTTTTAATGTTAAACAAAAAAGGGTGGCGTATATTTCACCACCCTCGATTATAGTTTAGTTTGATTAGTTAGCTGAATTTACAATTCCGTAAGTAACCAAGTCGGAAGCAAAACCGTATTTAGCGTCAGCCGTAAACCTGAGAATTACTCGGACATTCTGAGATCCGTCAAGGTCTCCCATATCCAAAACTTTAACTTCGTTCATGTCATTCATTAAACCAGTCGCAAAGTACAAGTTAGAAGTTTGAGAAAGCAAAGCAGTGTTTGAAGCAAGTCCGTTAGCTAAGAAAATCTTAACTCCGTCAAAGTAAAGGTTATCCAATACTTGGTTAGTTCCTTTGTTATCGTAACCGTTTGCACCTACTCCAGCAGCAGCAAAACCACCCAATGCACGTACATACGCTCTATAAATGTTGTTAGAAACATAAAGAGTTAAATCTTCTTTTCCGTACAAAGCAGCAGGTAAAGCGTCAACGATTGAACCTAATTGTGCAATAACGTTAGTAGCATCAACAGTAGTACCAGCAATTTCTTGAGCAGCAGGTAAATTAGCATCAGTAGTTAATTGAGTCATGATACCAGCAAATTGTCCAGCTGTTGCGTTAACACCTCTCCAAATTGAAGTCTCCATTCCTGCAGCAACTTTCTCAGCAGCGTGTGCAATTAAGAAATCAGCAAAAGATTTAGGCAATACATCGAACGCAGAATAACCCATTTGAATGGCATCCCAGTCAGCTCTAAAGTCAGACTTACATAATTGTAAATTTACTTGGAATGATTCAGGTTGAAGAACTCGCTCTGTTAAAGTTACAGTAGAAGTTGGGTCAAAGTCGCAAGTTGCATTTTTGATAATATCATCAGTTGCAACTCTTTTAATAACTTGTTTGTATTTAACGTTAGGCATGATAGTAATTCCGCCTTTTTCTAAAGTTGGAGCTGACAATAAAGCTGCTGCAATATACTTACCTGCGAACTCGCCAGCGTAAGTAGTTGTAATTGATTGTGTTGTACTCATTTTATGAATTTTTTATTTTATTTATACTACTGTTAAAGTAATTGCTCCAGCAGCAGTTCCCAATCCGAAAACATACCAGTTAGAACCGTCACCATGTAATTCTACGAAGTCACCGATTGTGTCAGCTGAAGCTGAAAATGTAATCGTGTTTTCGTCTGCTCCAGGTACGTTAACGCTATTCACGATAACACCACCTTGGATTTTGTTTGAAGCCGCTTTTATAGTCCATGCAGTAGTAGCGAATAACGCACCAACTACAAAACGATATCTTTGACCAGCTCCATCAGCAACAGCAGGAAGTGTAATTTGCGCACCTGCAGCAGCGTTAAGAATAAATACTTTACCGCTATCTTCAGCAGTTAAAGTTGTTGCACCTGTCAATGTTTCAACTACGCCTACTTGACGTAAAGAATCATTTGAAATGCTTGTGAATGTTGTACTCATTTTTTTTTGTTTTTTAAATTATTACTTATTTATTTTGTTCATTACTGAATCCATAATTGTGCGAGGTCTTTTTGAAGCTATTTTAACAACCTCAACTTTGTTCTCATTTTCAGGATTGAAAGAAATTGGCTTAACTTCCTCTTCGATAGCTAACTCAACTTCCGTTTCTTTAACCTCTTTTAGTTTGCTTAGTTCAGCTTTTAAAGTTTCGTTCTCTTCTTTTAGTTTTTCGATTTCAGAAAAGAAAGTTTCTTTAACTACGCTTTCGATTGTTTTTTTAGCAGTTGGTTTTGAAGTTTCCATTTCTTCCTTTTTCTCGGTTTCAACTTCTACCTCAACCTCTGGCTCTTCAACTTCTTCTTCTTTTTCTTTAACTTCGGAAATAACACCCTCTTCAACTACTATTAACATACGTCCATCTTCGAACTCATACTCACCTATTGGCAAAGGAATTTTTTGTTCGTCTTCCGTTACGATAAATACTTCGTTACCTGCTTCGAATGAGTCAGCTTCTAAAACTGTTACTCCAT